ACGTCACAAAAAATCTTAATGTCAGTGATGATTGTGTTCGCTGGTTGTGTAAACTCACCGATAGTCGGGCTATCACCCGCTGTTGTGTTTACTGTAACGCCTGTGGCGAAGCCAACGTGTTTTACATATTTGTTAGTAACAATGCCTGTTGAAGCTGTGTCCGCTACCGTTGTAAAAGCACCAGTTGTTGCATTTTTAGAGACAACCTGAAAGCCGCCTTCTGAACGCACTGGTCCGCTAAATGTAGAATTACCCATGATAATCTCCTGTCAGGGTTAAGTCAGTCGCCCAATGCAACTGTCAGGGATAAAATAACAATACAACAAAAGTAATAAAAAAGAAAGGGGCAACCGAAGCTGCCCCTTAATTTATTGATTTGACAAAGCTTACGCTGCGCCGGGAGTTCCAAACACAGAACGCCAGTCACTTACGCCAAAGGAATAACGCTCACGTGCCTTGAACCGCATGTTACCTGTATCAAAATCGCCTTCCATAGCGGTCTTGATCGGTGAACGGTTAAAGAACTTGAAGCCGTTAGGGGCGTCAGTTTTAATGAAGTAAGCATCGCTGTCTGTAAGGAAGTGGTTAACCACCGCACCGTCAGGCAACATGCCCATGTTCTTCATCGCATTTGCATCGTTGTCCGCTGTTCCGGAACGCAAGTTGGAGTTCATAACCCGCTCTGCAATAAATTGCAGTTCTTTCGGGATTACCAACTTCATACCACGTACCGCAATCTTTAGACCACGCTCGTCAGTTAGACCAGCAACGTCGATCAACATCTGCTCTAGCGAAGTCTCGTTGAGATCAGCCGCTGTTCCTAGAATGTTAGTCTGGTTGCCAGATAAACTTGGGTGAGCGTTAGAACAAAGTGCTGCACCATCTCCAATCGCATTAGCACCTGTGCTAAATGCGTTGTTCAAGATAGCCGCCGCTTTGATCTGCTTTGTCTGCGCCATAGAGCGAGCCAAAGCTTTGGTGTAACGAGACGCCAAACGATCATACAAGTTATCCTCAATAGCTTCCTCTGTAATAGAGAACGCTAGTGCGATAGTTTCGTGAGTATAACGCGCTGTGTAGGTTTCTTGTGCATCATCAAAAGTGATGGCAGTGCCTTCACCCTTAGTTGGTGCGCTTGCGAAACCACCGAGCATAACCTCTTCCTCAAAAGCTCGGTCTGAACTTTCTTCGTCAAAGATTTCACCATGCTCGTTTTCGTAACGATCATACTCAAGCCCAAACAATGCGTTAAGGCCCGGTTCTAGCTCTTTAGCTAGTTGTGCGCGAGAAATAGCCATTTTATGTTACCCTTCCTTATACGCCGGTTGTAGAAACAGTGCCAGCAGCAATGGAACCAGTAGGCGCATTGAAGTGGTTGTTTATACGAACGATTAATGGGATACCAGCGGCAGTGAAGTCGGAATTAGCAGGGTCGTCTTGAACGCCCATAATCCTTAACGCCAAAGTGTTGGTAGTTGCGATTGTGTTTAAATCTGCTGTTGCAGATGATAAACCAGTAGCTGTTGAGCCAGTGTTGCCTGTTGCAAACGCAATGTTCGCAAATACGGCTGCACGAACTTCTGCTTCAGTGTTTGCCGCAGCAACTACATTAGAAGTAGCAATCTGAAACAACTGATTTGGATCGTCGTACACAAAAGCTTTGACGGGAAAATCACTATCCGCGCCAGACCCCGGCCAAAAATTAGAGAATACCGGTTTTCCAGTTGTATCTGAAATGTACTCACATCCGCCAAACACACCCACGATAGAAACGTTACCACCAGCCGCAGCTTGTAGATCGTCAATAACGCCCGCAGCTAACGGGATAACCGCCATGCCGTGGAAAATTGGGTTTGAGTTGTCAGATGCAATACGGTATTCTGTCATACCTCCAGACGAGACAGAACTGCCTTGTCTGGAAATTGGTCGAAGGCCATAAGATGAATCTGTATTAGCCATTTATCTTTCTCCTTAGTGGGAAGGCAGTCCTATTTCTTCGGACCACCAAAAGTTACACGTGATTGACGGTCAGGGTTACTGATCGTCATGGTTGAGTGCGCGTTCTCCCGCATCATATCCTGATCTACAGCTTGCATCTGATCGGTATTACGTTTTGTAAAGTAATCCGTTCTTTCAGCAATTGTTTCAACAGGGATGCGAGCGAGCATTAATCCACCCACTCCAAACACACCTTCATACTTACCTGTTTCAACTACCGGGGACTCAAAGTCAGGGTATTCGTCTTGACGAACAAGTTCCCAACCTTCGCGCATCTTCGCGCTGATGTTTTTACGATCATCAAAGCCGCGTGTTTCAGCGCGTATCCAACGATGTTTATAACCATCCGGTGCAGGCGGTGCGTCCAACATGGACGGGGGAGCCCAAGGCTTACGAGAAGCTTGTTTATCCCTAGTTTGATTTGCGCGAGAAGTTCGGTCGATTGCAGAACTACCATCTTGGTTGTTTGTTTTTGTCATCTTCTTACTCCTTCACGTATTTCGCGTATTCTTCAAGCGGCACACCCAGTTTTTTCGCAATTGCGACTTGGCTCGGGGTGAGACGAACCTTTTTCCCACTATTGCGCCCAGATGGAGTTCTTGAAGCACCAACAACCGTCTGAGCGGGCCGTTTGTTAGAACTGTTTGCGCCGGTATTAAACTTGTCAGCAATCCGGTGATCTAGTTCATTATAGTAGTCTTCGCTCTGCGGGTCAAACCCTTCGTCTTCAACCATTTTTTTGTGTATTCCAAAAGCAGCATAAGTCATGGCTTCGTCTTGACCAAACCAGCTATTTCGAGCCGCCCAGTTCTCCGCCTTTTTGTCAGGCCGACGAGGCTGTTGAGCAGGCATAGGCTGCTGTGCTTGGTGTTGCGCGGCGGCAGCTTGCTCCTGACGGTAACGCTCTTGTTGCGCTTTTGCTTGGTTTGCACGATCTTGTTGAATAGCCAACGCCGTAAGATTACGTTGCGCTTCAACCGTTGCGGCACTGTCTCCTATTTCAATTGCACGGGTTAAAGATGCTTCGGCTTGAGATACTTGTGTGTTAACGCGGTTTGTATATTCGTTAACGTAATTAGTATCCAAACTTGCCATACGAGTTTTAAGACCCGCTGACTCGTTTTGAACTTGCTTGGCGTAATTTATCGCCTCTTGTTCACGACGTTCAGCTTCCCGCATTTTCTTTGTAAGGCGGTCAATACGCTTTTGTGTATTAGTTTCTGCTTTTTTAAACTGATCGTCGTCAGCTTCAAAATCGTCAGAAACGGCACTTTCCGAAACATCAACTTCTGTTTCTTCAGAACCTTCTAATTCTAATTCTATTTGATTGTCTTCTTCAGCCATTTTTTAACTCCTAGAAATGAAGAACGTCTTCGGGGGATGAAATCTTAGCAAGAACCTCGTCATCATTGAGAATCCTAACTTCACCACCCTCAATTCTAAAACGAGAACCAGCATACCGGGCAAACATTACCCAACTGCCTTTCTCACACCAAGGACCTTCCGGAAACTTGTCGGTGTCCTTATACGCTAGTTCGCCCACTTTAAGGACGTACCCAACTTGTGTTGAAACAGCGTTTTCCTCAACGATTTTGTCGGGAAGGTAAATGCCGCTTTCCGTTTTTCCTTTGCCACGATAAGGCAAAATAAGAAGCCGCCACCCCGTAGGCGAAGGCATTCTATCTAGGAGGGAATCCCCAATGGAATCGGGGTCTAACACCCGCTCCGACTTTTCTTTGTAAGCCTGAGAGATGTTTTCAACAGCTTCTTTAGCTGCTGTTAAGTTTATTTTTTGCGCTTCAGTCATTTGAACGCTCCTGTTTGTCTAGCAGGCCCTTGAGTTCCTGTTCCACGTGATTTAAGCACTCTAAGTTGCCCATAAGCTCACGATATTGCTCCATCGACTTAACATTTCCGTAAATCATTAAGTCTGTTACACCCTGACGCCTTTCTCTCAAGATTCGAAAGACAGCTTCGGCGGTGTGTATTTCATCCATTAATACCTCGCATATTATCTAAGAATTTATGATATTATCCTAGCACATTTAATATAAGATATGCTAGGACAAAGTATAAAGATATGCGAGTAGACTTAAAACCCCTTAAACCATTAGCTCAAAGTGCGGTCCGTCAATGAATGGTCTGCGGCCTTGAGTTCTACGTTCGTCAATGTAGCTGTTCATAGCATCTTCCATAGTGCCGCCGTGGAACTGAGCTATATTCGATACTGTCCAAGCAGCCCCCCACCGGATAGGAACGTCTACTTCCCTAGCCGCTTCGGCCATAGCATCAGCAATGTCATCATAAAGATTTAATTCCCAAGAGGCACGGCTGCCAATGTAAGCCATAAGGTCTACGGCATAGCCCTGAAGATGTTTGGACTTCATAGTCTGCGAGGCTCCAGACGCAACAAGAGCCTTCTGTTCGTCTGTAGTCCTCATGCCGCAGATCACACCAAAATCAATTTTAGTCCGGTGGATAGCTGCCTTAACAACTGCCACAAGCCGTGGGTCTAACCCTTCTAGCTTGGATTCGCTTCGCGCACTTAATTTAAAAGTCATTTCTGTATCCTTACGTTTAGGCAGGCAACGATCATATTGGTGTTTGTAACCATGATTTTTGCCTGTTCTTTATATTGTTCACATACCGTTCTACTCTCAAAACTATTTAATTGATAGTATTGCAAAGGCATACCCGTAACCAACTGCATCCAAACCAATACCCACATCAAGTGGAGAACTTCTTCTTTAGCCATAGAACGATTGCAAAGACCACAAGTCCGTATACTGTAGCTATACCAACATCCACTATATGCTCTCGAAGATCATATATAAACTCTATGCCAGCTTGGACATCACTGCCACCGCCACCTGTGCCAATGTTGATTGTTTTGGTTCCTATGGTAGACGCTTGCTGCTCAATAATAATATCGTTTTCCATTACTTCGTTAAGCCTTTGGTCTTTTCATACGAACGTAACCCACCAATTCCTAACATTCCGCCCAAAACCGTGAGGAGCGTAGACATATCAAACTCAGGTAAATCAGGTAAATCTACCCCAGATGCCGTTAGAACAAAGACCAACAGAGGTTGCAGTACAAAATGATAGGCAAATGCAACTCCAGATGTCCATCCAATGAACGGTCTCCACCCGCCCTTAAACAGGCTACCAGAGGCTGCTTCAGCCTTGTTAATCTCTAACTGAGCCAGTAGCGCCTGTTGAGCATGATTGTCGCTCATGGTGGCTATTTCATGAGCCAGCTTGGCTTTCATGTCAGAGTCTGGAATTACCTTGTCTAAGATGCCCGACACAGGTCCGATTAAAGAAGCAATTAAACTCATTTCTCTACACTCCTGTCTTGATAACTAATGGAAGCCTGTTTGTCTGCTTTTGCAGAGTAGGCATTAAAGCCCATAAAGGCAGCAACCACACCAGACGCAGCTATAACGTAAACAGAAGCAATGTCCGTAATTAGTGAAGCCGCTTTGTCAAAACCCAAGACAGAGGACAATAAAATTATTAAAGGGTACAAAAGCATTCCAGCCAGAGCAAATCCCGTGAACCGGCGTTCAGCGTTTCGCTTGAGGTCTTCATCATCTAACCTACGGCGACGATCCTCTAGCTCCAAAAGAGCCCACTCATTTCGCTCAATGGCCCCACTGTTGTTTTTATCAATCTGTTCGAACTCAGTCATGTTCGGCTCCAATACTTTGCAAAGTTAAGTGCAATGTTTTTGTCACGGGTTATTATGACAACTTTTCTGTTTTTGTCTAGAACGACCCACTTTCGTTTGTATTCTAAAAGAAACACTCACCATTTGCCCTGCTGCTTGCCTATGAAATATATAACACCCGCTGCTATAGCGATACCGATTGAACAGATTATAGTAATAAGTATAGCATTAATTAAATTGTCTAGGGCCTCTTTTTTTGCATAAACTAAAGCCCTTTGTTGCTTTCTCTGTTCAGCCTCAATGCGGAGAATTTCCTTCCAAGCCGACGGGCCGTAGACAAAACTGACATGATTTTGAATTTCGGTTCTCATTTCTTTTAACCGTTGGCGTTTGGACCAAATGTCGAGAGCATCGGCCTGATGGTTTGAAAAAATCTTATGGTACAGTGATGGATTTTTTGATTTTTGTTCAAGAAAGTCTATGTCAGCGTTTGCTTTTGCAAATTTAGAAATAGCACCAGTAAAACTGGAGATTTCCTTGCCCATCTCACAGGCTTTTTTAATACCGTTATAGGCAGCCGTAGCACCAGCAATTACAGAAATTGGATCAATCATGCCACAGGCCCCTCTCTATTAAGAGGCACTATAGCATATACCTAACTTTTAAAAAAGTTAGAAAGAAACCTAAGAAGGGAAACCAATGTAACTTTTGCCGCGGATCGCAGCACCCGCACCGCGGACAGTCATCTTCGTAGGCTTGGTGGTATCAGCCATAGGAGCCGGAGCCGAGTTGCCGTATGGAATACGGCCTTGGCCCTTAATGTCCGCATAGCCGACCGCTTCAGGTGTTTTACCCGGCGCGGAGCCGTTTACTTTTACTTTAGCCATTAGTTATTTCCTTTTCTGAGTAAAATACGAGTTTGGCTTTAAGGTGTCAATATTTCAAGTAAGACCCTATGCCGCCATAAGTCCTTCCACCTTGGCCCCCTCTAGGTAGATAAGGGAACGGATTGGGACTAGGGGGCGGTCCAAAAACAGGTGGAATAGGGGCAGGCATTATTGGGTCAGCAAAAACCGGTGGAGTTGGTTTAGGCATTATTGGGTCAGCAAATACTGGTGGAGCAGGGGCAGGCATTATTGGGTCAGCAAATACTGGTGGTAAAAAGGGACTGTCCGGTTTTCCCAAAACAGGGTCAGGTCTTAAAAAAGGATTGTCCGGTCTTTGTTGTATGGGGGGTTCAGGAAGTACCGGTTGTGTAGAAACGGGAGGTTCCGGGTTCAAGAACGGGTTATCGGGTCGAGGTAGCGGAGAAGGTAGCGCCGGACCACCTGTAACTGTTCCGCCCGTCCCCTCGGTTATATCCCAACCCGAATAAGAACCACCGCGTCCGTCAGACTTTTCCTGATAAGTATATGTTGTGTCAAGCTGCGGGTCATAATGCGTGTCGCCTAAATTAGCGGGCGCACCAAAATCAAAGCCTTCCCTGTCACGGGGAGCAGGCGGTGGTGAGGCGTTAGGGCTACCGGTTGGAACGTCCGGCGCTTGTCTTTTTTGTTCGACAGGCCCGGTCGGAGCCCTATTAGCCGAGACGTTGGCCAGTTGTTTAATTAACCCACCCAAAAAGTATTTTTGAACAGGATAACCGTAATTTAAGTTTTTATCTATCATTGTTGCTGCCCGTTTTGCTTCAATAATTCACGCTGCATTGCAGCATCAATACGGGCCTGCGTCTGACGCTCTTGTGCCGTCAAGCGTTGGTTAAACTGTTGACCTCGCATCTGTTGACCCTGTGCATCAAGCTCCAGCTTGGCTTGGTCAATCTGGTTATCGGCCTGATCCGACGCTGCTTTTTGCTGCATCTCAGCCTCTTTAAGCTGTACAAGTGGATCGGGAGCCCCGGCACCTGTCATCTCTCCAGACATTTGTTTAACCTGTTGCAACCCTTCTGCAATAAAGTTAGCGGTCATCTGCTCAATTTGCAACATTTGTTCGTCATCAGCCGGTTTACCGCCCTGTTGCTGAACCTGTTGTAAGTAAGCCACAGCGGACTGCTCTCTTGCAGCTTGCTGAACATGTTCCATAATATGCTTCTGTATGGAGATAGCTACTGGCGGCATCGTGCCAACAATAGGACTTGTCCCAAAAACCAAGTGCGCCTGAATGTGAGCTTGGTGGTTCTGACCCTCGAAAGCCCGTAACGGCAACATGTCCAAAGAATTAATATTCTCTTGTGCCGGATCAAGTGGTTCAGGCTCTTCAGTAGGTATAGACTTCATCAAACGATCTACGTCCGTAACACCTAAAGCCTCATACATGTCACGAAACGCTTCGTGCAAGTTGTGAATCTCAGGTGCCTGAGTAGCAAGCTGTAACTTAGTCTGCGCTAAAGTAATGCGCTGGGCCTGACTAAATGCGTTAGGATTGCTAACCGGTACAACGTCAATACGGTCGTCAAAGTCCGACGCCATAATAGTCTCGTCGCCACCCGCAACAGAATACGGATACTCTTGCGGTAAACTCTCACCCATTACACGCGCAAGTATCTTGAACTCTAACCGCATCGCATAATGCAAACGCTTATGTACAGCACTCATGACCCGCGAGCCCTGTTCCATGATTGCCATAGTAGTTCCGACAGGCGCGTTCTCATTGCCTTGGCCTACCTTCAAATCAGTAATGGTCGCGAACCGCTGACCGGCCTCTACGACAAAACCAAGCAACTGAAACAATGTCTGATCCGGTCCTTTGAAAGGCAGCGGCATGAGACTATCTCGGATAGCCCCTCCCGGCGCGTCCACATCTCTGAACTCTCCGGGCTGCAACGGTTCATCGTCGTCCCTGATCCGTAGTCCGCGGGCTTTGAAACCCGCAGGGAGGTTGGACAACGTTCCGGCGTCGATCAACTGTCGCAATGCCGCCGTGGCGGTTCTTGACAAACCGCCAATCGTATGGATGAGCCCTAGTCCATAAAAGCCAAAACCCGGTAAAAACTTATAGTGTGTAAAATACTGGATTTTTTTCTTCTTAGGGTCATCCTCTCTGTAATTCCTACGAATAGACAAAACCTGTCCGTTATCCATAGAAATCGTTACTATATACGGTATTTTAATTCCTGTTGTGTCGCCGTCCTCGTCAACTTCCTCATAACCCTCTAGGTCTAAATCAACGTGGCACTCCAAAATTGTGCAATCATAATCAATCTGACTAGGTTCCAAACCGTCAATACGGTTTATTTCCCCACCAACACCCGTTATTTCGCGCTGGGCAGGAATAACATCCACGTCTAAATAAGAACCCATAACCTGACGTTTGCGTAAATCGTTCAACGACATGCGAACAACCTGAGTAACGTTAGGGCAAGTGTCGAGGTCCGTGGTCTCATACGGAACAACCAAGTTTTCCGCAGGCACAAACTTGGAAACCGCACGATCTAACGTCTCGTCAAAATAAGTTTTCTTGAAAGTAGAACCCGCCAGCGGTAAATAAAACAACATCTGATCCATGTCAGGAGTGTAATCTTCCATCACATTAGTAATGTAGTAATTCATAAACTGACGAACGCGCTGACCCTGCTCAACCTTCTTGCGAGTCTCTTTGCCCATAACAACTGTACGGACAGGACCCGAAGACGGTAAAAGCTCGTTAAACGCTTGAGCTTGGAATTGAGTGGCAGCTTCAGCTAAAAGAGGATGAGTAACACCGGTGGCCCCTCTGAAAGGTTGTGTGCGCTCTTCGTAGTTAAACCCTAGAAGTTCTAAGCCATTTGCATACGCATCTTCCCAATCTTGGCGGCTGGACTTGTTTGCGTCGTACTCGGCTAACATCTCGCTGGAAATGCGTGACAACTCGCGGTCAGGCATCTCTTCCGCAAGGTTGGAATCAAATTCCATGCTTTCACCACGTTGGTCCGCAGGGTCAAAATCAATCTCAACGCCGCCGTCTTCCATGGGAGTAATGCCAATTTCACCAACATCATCAGCTTGAATCATAGCCATGACATTGTTTTGAGAGTCCGGTAGCTCAATCTCTAACTCAGCAGACAATTCCTCATCTGTAATC